AATCAATACTATGGGCGTCCTGAAAAAATACCAAGATCCAAAAGGTGGCCTCAATGCCGCCGGTCGTGCCTACTTCAAGCGGGAACATGGCAATGATCTGAAACCACCCGCTCCCAATCCGCAAACCAAAGCGGACGCAGGACGCCGCAAGTCTTTCTGCGCTCGTATGGGTGGCATGGCAAAACAGTTCCCCAACGCTGCTAAAGACCCAGATTCGCGTCTTCGCAAAAGCCTTAGGGCTTGGAACTGCTGACCATGAAAGACGATGAAAAACTACCGCCCCACATACTCAAAGCTCTTGCGTGGGCAGCGGAACATGACAATGAATTGCAAGCTGCGCTTGGCGTAGGCGCACTTGGTGCAGCAGCACGATCACAATCTAATACAAGCAATTTGAATAAACAAATTCAAATGATGCACAAACTACAAATAGAAGATGCAATTACTAAATTGGATAACCCTCAAGATAATCCACTAGGATTAAGTAGGGCATATCTAAGAAATATGGTAATGCAACGACAACCCGGCCTCCGGTACGTTCCGAAAACTGTTCCAAATTCACCATTTGTTGCAAAAGCAACTCAGTTTGGTCGTGGCATGATAGGAGGGGCAGTTCCTTATATAGGCCCGATGGTGGCAAATGCCCTCAAAGGTCTAGGTTTAGGTATTGAGGCTATTGGATTTGTTGGAGGAAGTGCTTTGACAGCCGCACTTCTGAATGCAACAGCGGGTCCGGCTGGTCCAGCAAATGAAGTAGAAATGGTGAAACGTGATCAAGAAACAGAACGCATATACAATATGTTGATGGCGCAACAATCAGGATACTAGTCATGCTCAACCATATGAACAAACATATCAACTCCTTATCCATCGCATCCGTTCAGTTGCTGGAAAAGGGAGAGCATGGGCTTAAGAAAAAACCTACTCCTGCTGAGATGCAGTCAATGGAGACTGCCGAGCATGGATTGAAAAAGAAGCCCACCATCCGCGAACTTCTCAAAATGGAAACCAAGGAACACTCCAAGGTGGAAGTCGAAGAACCGGGCGAAACCGAAGACGATTCGGAAGAAAACGGCAAGGCTCAAGAACCTAGTTATGCAGGGCTTGGTTCTCTGATCGTCAAGTCTGGGAGGAAGTAATGCTTTCCAAGTTGATGGGCATCAAGCAAGGCAAGATGCAGAAGGTCATGCATGAATTCAAGGCTGGAACCTTGAAGTCGTCGTCTGGTCAAAAGGTGACGAATCGAAAGCAAGCCATCGCAATCGGAATGTCCGAAGGCGCGGCTGCAATCAAGAAGAAACGAGGTAAGTGAAATGCCGATGGGTATGCCGTATCCGAAAGGTGACATGGCTATGCAGGGCGGTAAGCCTTCCATGTCCGAACTGATGGGTGTTGAGAAGAAGGGTATGCCGATGCCTCCTCCTGCAAAGGGCAAGGGCAAGGGCAAGGGCAAGCCGATGCCCTTCAAGAAGAAGTAATGGCACGGCCAGCAAAACAGCCTGTTCAGAATACGCAACCGCAGGAACAGCGTATTCCATTCAATCGAATGGGACAGATCCTACAAGCGAATCGCGTACTTGGTCAGATGGGAAGTTCGACGCGGATTGGGAATCTGATGAATCCTGCTTTGCGTCAGTCGCCGTGGGATACGAGTAATCTTCAATCGCACGACGAAGATCAGTAACAATTCCATCAGCCAGCAAACGGCGATGATCAACAGGCATGAACTCGGAAGCGGTCTCGTACACCAAGTACCAGACCGCTTTCAACATATCGGAGAATTGCGAATCCGTTGACTTATGTCCTGCGCGTTGAAGATACTTCAATACATTGAAGATCGGTATGGAAGAACACCATGCTTCGGAAACAAGCAAAGCATCAATGTGACTCGACCGATAATGGCTGTATAGTTTGCTGTCAGAAACGTCAGTCATATTGACAGTATACAAGCATGGAAACACAAGATCTGGTTATCGTTGAAACAAAATGCAATGCAACCGTCAATGGTCGGCAATGCAAAATGAGACCCGTCAAAGGTCGAAGATTCTGTGCAAAGCATGGCGGGTTGACTGCAATAGGACCAGATACAGGCAACTTCAAACACGGCCTTGCATCCCTTAATCGTAAACGATTTGCAACCATTGGGAGCGAATTGCTTAGTCGTATTGATGATTACAGGGATGATCCAGAACTGTTTTCTCTACGCGATGATGCGGCATACATGACCGCACTAATTGACCGTCGTGCGGAAGCTGCCGCATCTGGATTTGGCATTGAGGTATTCAAGGAATTGCGAGGGCTTTACTCCGCAGCAAACAAAGCCTATCGCGCATCCGATACCGAATCATTTGATGCATCATTCAAGAAGATGGGAGAGATATTCTCCCAAGGTGGAGATGAGGCCAAATCAACGGATGAGGTCGTTGATCTTATTTCCAAGCGTGTGCAACTGGTTGAAGCAGAACAACGAGTAGCTCACGCCAAAGCGTATACTCTTGAAGTAGATCAAGCGTATTCATTGGTTATGCAGGTAGTAGGCATTGTGAAACAATCTGTACGAAATGCCGATGAACTAACAGCAATTAAAAATGGCGTAGCGCGGCTACTTAAAGTTTATCAACAAGATATTGATAATAATGTTATTGATGCTGAGGTAGTTGATGAAACAACGTAGTACTGTAAATACGCGAGTCACTCCTCGTAATCTCAAGAAGTTTATACGCCCAGACAAGCCATTGTCCGTAGCCTTGCTTGAAGCTATGGAAGATGAGTTCGACACAATCATAAAGATTGGGGATTTTGACAAAGGCAGGGCATACCCAATCGAAGGTAGCGAACTTGAATACAAATCATGGCTTCGCACCTATGCACCACACGCTGCATCCAGTCCACTTGCCGAACATCACATTCGAGCATGGGAGTGGGCCGAATCAATTATTGATGGCAATCCTCCACCAGCCTTGATCGAATGCTGGTTTCGTGGTGGTGGCAAATCAACGACAATGGAATTGATTGCAAGTCGCATTGCAGTCAAAGCAACCAAGCGATTCCTGCTATATGTCTGCGCTACACAAGAGATGGCAGACAGGCACGTTCAAGATATTGCAACGACAATGGAACGGTGCGGTATCGAACGCGCTGTCAATAAATACGGATTCTCGAAAGGATGGAATGCATCCAAGTTGAGAACCGAAAACGGTTTCAACGTTCTTGCCTTTGGGCTTGATACCGGAGCGCGTGGTGTCAAGCTTGATTTCCTTCGGCCAGACTTCATCATCTTCGACGATATTGATGAACTTGATGACAGCGTGAGTCGTGTTGACAAAAAGATTTCAACGATTACGCAAACGATTCTTCCTGCGAAGTCAACCGATTGTGCAATCGTATTTGTGCAGAACAGGATTCACGCGAATAGCGTGATGTCCAAGGTTCTAAGCGGTGAAGTGGATATGCTTCAAAGCCGCGTTCAATCCCCTATTGTTCCTGCCATCAAGAATCTGACATATACGACGGATGAAAAAGATGATGGACGAGTTGGATACAAGATCACAGGTGGAATACCATCGTGGTCGCATAAATCCATCGAAGTCTGTCAACGCGAGATTGATGACTATGGGCTTATTTCGTTTCTTCGTGAATGCCAACATGAAGTTGGTGTAGGTGGTCTGTTCTTCCCGGACTTTAGGGAATACGGATTGGATGGCGAGCCTTGGCACGTTGTTGATTCCATACAGATTCAACCGTGGTGGCGTATGTGGGCAAGTCACGACTTTGGTACAGGCGCACCATGTTCGTTCATACTGTACGCATCAGATGAAAAAGAAAACATCTATGTCATTGATGAAGTCTATGAAAAAGGTCATGTGTCATCCAGCCAAGCACAACTTGCATTGAACTGTTTGCAGATACATGGTGCTGCGGAACCTTCTGATCGCAGGTTTCCAGATGCAAAATGGAATACACGATTGGAAGCGATTGCGTTTGACTGGGCCAATACATTTCCTCCCGAAGATGTCAGGCAACGTATTGGTGAATATCCTGTGGAAATTTGGTGGGAGCGTGGTCTTCCTGCGGTTCGTGCAGTCAAGGATCGCAAAGCTGGTTGGCGGCGTCTCAAGGAATGGCTGGTTGCCACACGCATGGTGGATGGAAAACCAAAACCAAAACTTGTCATAGCTCGGAAATGTCAGAATCTAATTCGTGAACTTTCCAAAACTATGGCAGATCCACGCGATCCTGAAGAGATTGATCGCGGCACGAAGAACGATCACGCCATAGACTCGTTTCGTTACGGAATGATGTGGCGGGAATATCCTGTTGCTTGCCCAGAGATTGATGCCAAGCAATCTAACAAACCATCTTGGCTGAATGAAGATAGGAAACGGGAATGGCTTTGACATTTGAACAAACAATTATGTTGTTCTTGGTTGCTATTTCCGCAGGACAATTTGTTGTTTTGTTGCTACTCTATTGGCATCTAATTATTATGCCGAACCCGAAACGTAAGAATACTTCCGATAAGAGGTGGTTGTAATGGCACTAGCGGATATTTTGAATGCTGCCGCAATGAAAATGGCCGAACGCACACGGCCACGCATGACTGCTTTGAACGCACCTCAAAATAATGGAACGCCGGGTTCGTTTGAAACGAAGAACGTTGATCTCATCAATGATGAAGATCTTACTCTCGACCACAATTCCCAAGACTGGAAACAAACACCAGAACTGGATGTGGAAGAAGAACGACGCATAGTTCGTTTTGTACGCGATCAGTTTGATCTTGCGTATCGCGCACGGCAAGAGATGGAACTTGAATGGGCATTGTCCACCGCGTTCTTTGAAGGACGACAATGGCTTCGCATTGCAAGTCAGACTCGCAACCTCATTCAGCTGCAAAATCCTACCGAACCCAACCGATACATCACCATTCAAAAGATGCGCCCCCTGATTGATGGCGTAGTCGGCAAGCTTACGCAAGTTTCCCCAGATGCATATGCAATTCCTCTATCGGATACGGATACCGATAGGTATGCATCCGATGAAGCCAACATCATCTGCAATCACTTCAATAGGAAGTTTAGTCGTGAAACGCAGCTCAAAGAAAGAGTTCGATGGGCTTGTGTCTGTGGTACTTCTTATTTGAAAATTTATTGGGACGCCAAAGGTGTTCAGACTATTCCATTCTTTGATCCAGATACCAATGAGATTCTTGGTTATCAGCAAATGAATGTTGGAGATGTGCGAGAGGAAATCCTGCCAGCGTTCGATGTCTTTGTTGATCCGACGGCAAAGCGGGATCAAGATATTCGATACATGATTCACGGATCGGTGCGTCCTCTTTCTTGGTTTATTGATAGCTACGGAGAAGCTGGCAAGAAGGTAAGCGCGGATGCTATCTCTGGACAAAACTCTGGCTATATTGACGCCTATCTTGAAGGTGGCAATGGTAGTGGCAATGGTTGGGTTCCTGCTTCTACCGCCCGATTGGGGCAAATCGAATCGCGTAAACGAGCTGCAATTGTTTACGAATACTGGGAAAAACCAAATGACCAGTATCCGAACGGAAGGTACATCGTATCCACAAACTCGGCTCTTCTTTACGCCGGTGATTGGCCCTATCAAAAGAAAGACGAATTTCCATTCGTGCCACTTCGTTGGCAACCCCGTGCTGGCACGGTCTATGGCTATTCGCTAGGATTCGATCTCTGTCCTCTGCAACAAACCTACAATCGCGTGTACTCGCGAATGCTTGAACAGTTTGAAGCGCAGAAGGATTACGTCATGGTTCAGAAGTTGAGCGGTATCGGAGCCGATGCGTTCAACAATCAGAGCGATGATGTGGACGATGCCAATCGCACTTACCGCAAAATCTATTACAACCAAGCAACCGCACCACCGGCAATTGTCCGAAGCCCCGGCATTGGGCAGGATTTGTATCCAATGCTCCAAATCCTTGAAAAGGACATGATGGATATTGCAGGCTTGCACGATGTGTCGCAAGGTATGGCGCAAGCAGGAACACCTGCGGAATCTGTAAGGTTGTTGCAACGTGCGGACAATACGCAACACAGTTACATCCGATCCGATATTGAAATCAGCAACGCAAAAATCAAGGAGTGGGAAGTTGCGTTGGTATCCCAGTTTGGAGTTGCGCCGTTTGTCGGTCAGATGGAGGAACGTCGTTCTCCTGCGGAAGAATTGCGAACCGGAGTTATTACGTTTGATCACATCAGGAATGGTGGTCAGTTCCGAATTGAATACGTTCCCGGTTCCGCGCAGGAAGAATCACCGGATCAGAAACTCCAAAGAATGATGGCATTCAGGCAGATGGGATTGTTTGGAGATCCAGCAGATCCAGCCACAAATATGCTCGTCGTCAAGATGTTGAAGATGCCTGATAGCAGCATGATCTTGGAACATCTTGCAGCGCAACAGGAACAAGCCGCAATTATGCAGGAAGCTGCTATGCAAGCTGCTGCACAATCGGAACAACCTCGGAGTACGTTCGATCCAGAAGCGGAACAGATGCGTACTCAGTTGGATATCTCCAAGATTCAAGCTCAACAGGGTGCGAAATTGGAGGCAGATCTTGCCAAGATGCGCGAACGTTCTCGCCTCTTGCAAGAAAATGACGCCGCAAAAAGCATGGTTGATGTTTCCAAACAAACAATTATGCGAAATATTTTTGGCGATCAACAAAAAAATCCTAGCAAGAACGGGTAGTAAGGACACATAATAACAATGTCGGAAGAGATGGTGACACTCACCTCGGATTCACCAGCCGGGGCTTCGGACAGCGGCGCGGCAAACGCCATCATGGATATGGTTCGGGATACCGTCGATCCCGGATCTATTGCCCAAGACGTAAACAACACGGGCGTCCAAGAGTCATACGATGTGTATGACTTGCTGGGTGTTGATCAAGCACCCACGCAACCTGTAGCGCAGGAAGATCCCAATCCTGTTCCCTACGATAGGTTTCGCGAAGTCAATGAACGAGCGAAATCTGCCAACGACAGGTTGAGTCGTTGGGGCGATGTCATTTCCGAATTCGAGCGTCAGGGTTTCAGCTCTGCCGCCGATGTGCAAGCTGCGTTGATTCAACAGCAACAGCAAGCGCAGGAACAGGCAATCGTTGATCGGTACAGGGAACTGGAACAGCAGGAACTGTTGGACCCGCAAACCAGCCAGCTGCAAATGTCTGCTGAGTTGGAACGCTTCCGGTATCAACAGGCGATGCAACAAGTATCGCAGTTCATGCTGGATCAACAAAAGTCTTCTTCGTATGCTCAGTACCCGCTAGCCAAGAAGAATGAAGCTATGGTTGATGATCTTGTCAGCCGTGGTGTTCAGCCTACTGAAGCAGT